AACAGATTCAATGATGGATGATATTCCTGATATGGAAGAAGAAGACACCATGGAAGATTTAGATGTTACTGTAGATACATCTATGTTAACATCACAAGATGAAGAAATATTAGAAGAAGCTATTAATATGCATCCAGAATTATTAGATATAATTCCTAAGATGTTAGTAGCAACAAATGAATTTACTGGCGAAGGCGAAGTCGAAGGGCCAGGAACAGGTACATCAGACTCAATCCCTGCAAGACTATCAGACGGAGAGTTTGTCTTTACAGCTAAATCAGTTAAACATTTAGGTGTAGATAAACTTCGTAAGATGATGGCAAAAGCAGAGAATGATTACGATAAAGATATGAACGTCCAAGATGAACAACAAATGGAATCAGTAGATGACATGGTTCCCTCGGATGTCATGAGTGCTGCTTATGGCGGTTTAATGAAAAACCCTTATAAGTAGGCTTTACAAATAGAGCTACCCTGCCAATCACTGAGGCACTCTATTTTCGGCTACTCTTGCAATTTTGCAAGACCCCAACAATAACAATGAAAGGTGATTAAAAATGACTGATAGTAATGAGAACCCTCTTTTAGAAAAAAGAACTACTTCTCAGAAGAACGACGAACAAGAAGCTAATCCATATAATCAAAAGAAAGATTATCTTGATTATGATAGTATGGAAGAAGATGCATCAAAACCGTTTGCAGGTGCTAATACAATGGCTTACAAAAATAATTCTAAGGTAGTAGTAGATTCTACACAAAGTATAGAAGATACTGAACAACCTCAAGAAGAAGAAAGCCAATCTGCAAATCAACCTTATAAAAAAGTTGACTATAAAAAAAGGTATGATGATTTAAAAAAACATTACGATACTAAAGTAAATACTTTTAAACAAAAAGAAGAAGAACTACACGCACAACTAAGAGCTAATCGACCTAAGTATAAAGCTCCTAAGAGTGCAGAAGAACTTCAAGAGTTTAGACAAAATTATCCAGACGTATATGATGTTGTTGAATCAGTAGCTCATACTCAAACTTCAAAAGAACTTGAAGATTTAAAAGAAGAATTAAAAGTTCTTCGTAATAAAAATCAAGAAATTTCTATGAAGGAAGCAGAGTTAACTTTGGAAAGACTACACCCAGACTTCTCAGAGATTCGAGAATCCGATGAGTTTCATGATTGGGCTGATAGACAACCAGAAGAAATAAAAGGTTGGATTTATAGTAATGGTTCAAATGCAACATTAGCAGCTCGTGCAATCGACCTCTTCAAACAGGATGTCGGCAAGTTAAAATCTAATACTAAAGATGACATATCAGGCGATTTAATACCTGCATCAGAAATGATAAAGGTAAAAAATAGTAAAGAGATAGGTTACGGCAGTAGAAAGATTTGGACTCGTTCTCAGATAGCAGCAATGTCGCAACGTGAGTTTGATAAGAATGAACAATCCATAATGGAAGCTATGTCTGATGGTCGTGTCGTTGATGATACGTCTAACAGAAAAATAGGTGGTTCAGGAAATCCTACTTACTAAGTTACAAAGCTGTTTTTTTTTAAACAACTAAAACTCAACTAGAAAAGGAGAAATACTATGGCTGTATTTCAAAATGCTGGTGGAGCTGGTAACAATAACTTTAATGCAGGTACTGCAGGTCAAACGAATGAATTTTTCGTTCCTGAAATTTTCTCGAAGAAGATTCAAAACTTCTTTAGAAAAGCATCTGTAATTGAAGCTATTACAAACACGGACTATGCAGGTGAAATAGCTGCTTTTGGTGATACTGTAAAAATCATCAAAGAGCCTACTGTCACTGTCGCAGCATATACTCGTGCCGCTTCTACTACAAAACAATACCTTACTGACCAAGAGTTGACACTTGTTATTGACAAAGCAAACTCATTTAAGTTTATTGTTGATGACATTGAGGAAAGACTTTCTCATATCAACTTTGCATCAGTAGGAGCAAGCTCTGCGGCTTACACACTAAAAGACACAATGGACGCTGAAGTCCTTGAAGCAATGGCTGACGGTGCATCTGCATCATCTCCAGATAACCAAATGGGTACTGATTCAGCTACTCACTTAGGTGCTGGAGTATTTGATGGTTCAGGTTCAATCGATGTTGGTTACGCTTCAGGTGAAATCACTCCACTAACTTTAATGTCTAGAATTGCTAGAAAACTAGATGAATCTAGTATTCCAGAAGAAGGACGTTTCTTTGTAGCAAACCCTCAGTTTTACGAGGAACTAGCTGCTGAAGATTCTAAGTTAATGTCTGCTGACTTTAACCAAGGTGAAGGCGGAGTTCGTAACGGACTAGTAGCATCAGGAATGATTAGAGGATTTAAAATGTATAAATCTAATAACATTGCTGTAGCTAATGCTGACGGCAAAGTAATTGCTGGTCACATTAGTTCTACTGCTACGGCTCAATCTATCCTTAACATTGAGACTCTAAGAGACACTGATACTTTCGGTGACATCGTAAGAGGATTACATGTTTATGGAAGAGCTGTATTAAGAGACGACGCTCTCGTAACAGCACACTATAGTATTGACTAATACTAAAGAATTAGAAGGGGCGATTAAGTTCGCCCTTTCTTTTATATACATAAAGGAATTTTAAAATGCCAAAAATGAAAAACGGAATTGACTACGCTGATGTTGTAACAGAACATTTACCTTTTATAAAAGAAGGCGATAATGTGGCTTCTTGTGATTATGGTAAAGATAAATATCCAAGACAATATGGTCAAATGGATTTAAGAAGAAGTTGCGATAAAGCTGAGATGGGTACTCCATCTTTTTACAAAGACGAAAAATAATTAAAGGTAACAAATGGCTGCTCCATTTAGAACATATTTAGATTTAACTAATACTATTATTAGAGAACTTAATGAAGTAGAATTAACTACTGTTACTTTTACTGCAGCTACAGGTATACAAAAATATATTAAAGATGCTATTAACAGAGCATACTTTGATATTTGCACAGCAGAAGACAAGTGGAGTTTTTTAAGTGCAGGTGACCCATCTAATAACTACTATGGTAATACTAGTGTTGAAACTGCTGCTGGTACTAGATGGTATGATTTAAGAAGTTCCCAAACAATTGCAAATGAGTATAGTTTTGTTGATTGGGAAAATATAATAGTAACTGAAGAAGGAGTAACAGGTAAAACAGCTCCATTTGAAATTCACAGACTACAGCCACTGTCTATAAATAACTGGCAAAGATTATATGGAATAGAAGAGTCAAGAGATAAAAGTAGTTCTCAAACTTATGGAATACCTAAACGAGTTATAAGAGTTCCAGAAAATAATAAACTTGGTTTATCTCCTATACCTGATGGTAAATATAAAATTTATTTTTATGCTTATAGTCAACCTACTGAACTATCAGCACATGGGGATACAGTAGTATTTCCAAAACAATATACATCTGTTCTTTTAGCAAAGACTAGATATTATGTACATCAATTTAAAGACAATATGTCACAAGCACAACTAGCTGAAGTAGAATACCAAAAAGGTTTAAGAAGTATGAGAGAACAATTACTAGAACCTTTTCCAGAAACTATGGATGATAGACGTAGCGTATATGTCTAATAAAAAGAAACAGGTAAAGCTACCAGCTCCCTGGAATAAAACAAATACAAAAGAAGTAATTAAAAATTTTTTTAAAGTATGGCAGAACAAGGTATATCGATAAACTGTGAGGGCGGATTAGATTTAGTTTCAAGTACCGCTTTGCTTTTTAGAACTCCAGGAGTAGCTCAACGACTTAATAACTTTGAGTCATCTATTCATGGTGGGTACAGAAGAATTAATGGCTATACTAAATTTGGTTCATCTACTGTTACAGGAAGTAGTAATCAAGTTGAAGGTATATTTGCATATGCCAAAGGAGTAATAGCTTGTGCAGGAAGTAATATTTATTATAGCACAAACGGTAATAGTTGGACACAAATAAATAAAGATACCTATCAAGCTCAAACAGGAACAGTTACAGTAAGTTCAGGAAGTGCTACAGTATCTGCACATGGAGGTTCAACAACATTTACTACTGATTTTTCAGTAGGAGATGATATAAAAGTTAATGGAGAACAATTTTTAGTTTTAAGTATTACTAATGATAGTACATTAACTGTTGATGGAAATTTTCAAGCATCAGCAACCTCCCTTTTTC